GCCGCCACCCCCGGTGATCGAATTCGATCCGGTGTTCTGCGAGGTGATGGTGTTGTTCGCCGTGTTGCCGTTGACCGTGTTGTTGCCGGCGCCGAGCACGACATTGCGGATCAGGCAGCGGGCATCGCTGGCGCAGAGCCCATTGGCAATATTGCCCGGCGGGAATTCGCCGCCGCCGACACCATTGAGATTGGCAAGCTGTGCTGAATCCGTGGTGGTCCAGGTACCGGGCGCAAGGTTCACAGTCATGTTGGTCGAGAACGCGGAGAAGTCGTAGGTGGCGACGCCACTACCGTCCCAAATCGTCATGAACACTTTATTGGAATTCGTCCCGCTGCTGTTCTTTGGGACGCCCTGGCCGGTGCCGTTGATCGAATATTCCCCCGTGGTCGGGGACCAGGCGTAGATGACCGGAATTCCATCTTGAGAAAAATTCGTGCCGTACATGAATTGGATGGCTGCGATGTCGTACATCATCAGCGTTTGCGGATAGCTGTCGTCGGCGACGCTGATCGAATCAATGTCCGGGTCGCCGACATATGTCCTGTAGGCCATGACCGTGAACTGCATCGCATCGCCGTCCGCCGGCATCTTCGGGAACGATCCCAGGGCTCCCGCAAAAGGTCCAACGTGCGGATGTTTAAGTCCCAGTGTGTGGCCCATCTCGTGCCAGAATTCGATACGGGCATAGGTCCCAACGTGTTGCGGATTGTTCCACAAGCCAGGATGAAACCAGGCATCGCCGCCTGATGGCTGGTCGCTGGGTGAGTGTCCAATCGCCTGCCCGCCGAAACTACCACCTGAAAAGGCGTAGCGCAGAACGGCATGCAGTGACGCGCTCTCGGTCAATTCTGTGAAGACGAGGCCCGAAATCTTCGCGTATGCTGCGGCACCGTCGAGCATCGCGGTACGCTGTGACGCGCTAAAGGCTGCAAAGCTGACCGATGGATAGTTCGGCGGGTTGTATCCATCGTAAAATGAGCCGTCTGTCGGGAAGCTGATGGTGAGTTCAGGCGAAGTCCACTTGATGCCTCCGGTAAACATCGCGTCGAGATAGTCGTCGCCGGTTGGCGCGAAACTAGTGGTCTGCGCGCCGGCAGGCGCAACACCGATGCCGAGCGCGACCAGCGCCGCGAGGAGAAGCCGTTTGATCATGCCGCCCGCCTATCGATCAGAACGTGGTTGTCGTTGGAGCCAAAGCGCGGCCGCCAGCCAGGCACCGGGTCCGTGCCGGTCGGCGCTCCTCCCAACGGATCGTTGCCGTCCCACGCGCTCAGGTACATCGCGATGGTATATTTTGGAACCTCGGTGCCGCCGATCGTGAACTCCATGCAGTGAATGATCAGCGACGCCTCGACGGGCGGCTCATAGAGCGGCCACGAATGGCGATAGGGCGTGAAGGTCTTGTGGACATCGTTGACGGCATCAGCCGTGCCGGTGATGTCCGGGAGATCGACGGTCTGCACCAACGGCCCGTTCGAATAGTTGAACACCACGGCGCCGAAGGCATAGCCCAACCAGCCCTGAAGATAAAATGTGCCGGTGCCATCGGGCACGATACCATCGCCGTATTCTTTCCTGTTGTTGTGCAGCTGTCCGACGACATAGCGCGTGCCGATCCCCACGGTCAGCGATTGCCCGGCCGGGTTCGCCCCGTGATTGAAGGCCATCCCGCCGACGAGCCACTTGAGCGGCGCCGGATCATAGGTCCCGGTCTTGATGAAACTGCGCATGTGCAGATGCACGCACATCCATCCGTCACCCAGCAGCGTTGTCCCCGAGTATCCGAAGTTCGCAGGAGAGAGCGCCGACTGAATATTGTCGTAAGCTTTCGGCGACACCGGATTGCCGAGATAGTTGGTCCCTTCCATCGAGGCGCGGATCGCGCCGTAGGCGTTATCCCACTGGAAATCGTTGGCGTTGACCATGGTGGTGCCGGCACCCGAGTGCGGCGCCATGTACATCTCCCACATGGCACGAGCCGCTTCATTGATGAGCCCAACGCCAGAGGGGTACGAAGCGACAAAAGCATCTTGATACGCAATGTCGTTAGTCAGCCTGAACAGACAGGCGGCAGCCATGGCACGATAGCTGTAGTTCTGAGCACTCGGCGCCGAGGCCCCGTTCAACACCCCCGAGATCGTGACATCCATCGAGTCCTGGAGCTTTTTGTATTGATCGTCGGTCCACTGCGTCGCCGCCTGCATGCCGAGATCAGTTTTGTAATAGACGTCGCGAGCGCCGCCAGTGTTCGGCGCCGACCAATAGATTTCTTCGCTCCGATTCCATGCAAGGATAGCTGCCGACTCAAAGGCTGCGGCCTGCACCGGGCAGTCGGCCTTGGTCAAACAACTCGACATTTTTGCGAAATTGGCGGCGCAGATGTAGTTGGATAGGTGGTCACCAGCCGCCGCAATGTTGGTGCCCGACGCGATGAACGACGGCTCGAACGGGAAGTTGCCGACGTCGCCGTAGGTGGGATCGGAGCTCGCCCATTGGCCGCTGATGCACATGCCGCTGGCGTCTTGCGACTGACGATACACGTCAAGGGCGTGAATAGCCGAGCGCAGCAAGTCGCCGAGCTTGGCGGCCGTTCCGTTCCAGAACGACCCTAGATATGATTCAGGAGACGGAAGATTGAACGAAGTGTTTCGGGCGGCAAGGCACCATTCCCAAACATCCATCGGGTCCATGCACGTCGCCATCAAGTGCTGGAGCGCGTAGGAGTCGAGATCGGCGGCGTCCATGTGGGCGCCGCGAACGTTGATCCTCATCTTTGTGATCCAGGGCGGCGACCCGGCGGCGCCCTGCCGTGGCCACTCAAGCCCCGTGCCGTTCGTCGAGATGCTGCCATTCTGGCTTGAGAAGGCGGCCGGAAGATTGCTCCTGAAGACTTTGCACCCGTCGACCCCGTCCGCATAGGTCATGTAGGGATAGGTCGTGTTGAAGCGGCCATCGATCGGGCAGCCGATGCGCTGGTGATACTCACCGCGCGCCATCACGCTCGCCATGTTGTAGTAAACGTTGTCATTGATGCTGAAAGCATCGCTGACGCCGAGGCCGGGCACGTACCACCGATAGGTGCCCGGCGTGGTGAAACCCGGCGCGTCGATGTCATAGACGTAAGTGCCATGAGTGCCCGCAAGATTGATCCTGATGATCTTGGCGGTCTGCCCTGATTGCCACGGGTTAGCCTTTTCCGACGCATTAACGGCCACCGCATCGCTGTCGAGCAGGTCGACAGTATCGCTGTCGATCACCAGCGCCGTGAACACCCCGCGGATGTTGCTGGTGTTGCCGGCATGCTCGAGCCATGTCGGGCCGCGCGCCGTCAGAGGCGTGATCGATTTGTTGGCACCGATGTAGCCGAGGCGGAACAGATCGCCGCTACTGAGTCCATGACCAGGTGCCGTCACCCGGCACGGAATCTGGGTAATGTCGATGTTTGTGACGGCAATTTGCGCTTGGGTCGTGCTGTCATAGGGGATGCCCATGACGATGCCGATGGGGGCATTATTCCAAGCCCCCGAGAACGTGGTGCCCTGGAGATCAAACTCGGTGTTGCTGATGCGGTTGACGATGTGGTGGCCTTGCGTGCCCGGTACCCCGACCGACGTTGCACCCTGCGCGTAAAGCAGCACCTTCATCCCGGAGCGCAGCACACAGTTCCGGGGACGATCCTGGATCGTCAGCCGGATGACGCCGCCGGCTCCACTGCTGATGGCAGTGACATTGCCGATCCCATCGTTCATGTTCCCGAACCAAAATATTTTGGTCCAATCGAGATCGGTAGGAGAGCATCGCAACGTCAGGTCCGTTGTGTGAACGACGGCCTTCGTCGTCGCGTTGATCAGATGCGCAGCATTGGTGCCGACCGCCCAGGAATAATCCATCGCGCCTTCGGTGGCATAACCGGGCACCCACAGCGACACCTTGCATCGCTTGTGGGTGTCGCCGGGACGGAAACCGGCTTGCGACGTGTGCAGCGCGACCGATCGCGTCGTCTTGTCATCGAACGTGAAGTTCTGAACTCCGAGCCCGAGGAAGGTCAGGTCGATCGAGTGCGCGGCCTGTGGAAGGCTGCCGCTCAGCTTCAAGAATAGATAGTGTCGGAACTGACTGAGCCGCCCGAACAGGTTTGTTTGCTGCTGATGCGGCATCGACTTGCGATACACGGCCTGGACGATGAGGCCGCTGATCTCGGGCCAATTGGCCACGTTGTCAGCTGCAGCGCGATCCAGGTAGTTGAGATTGGCAGTGTAGTTATCGAAACGGATGAAATTGTTGTTGCGGCCGATGCGAAGGGCGGTCCAGCCGGCGTGCCGTTGAACGGATTGGTGGCGGTCATGAACCCGCCCACCGAGACGGTGCCGCCGCTCGTGTAGACGTTCGCCTTTTGCGGGACGCCCCAGGTGTTATAGGTCGCAGCCGACCCAAACCCGTACTTCGCATTCCATGCCCAGAAATTCGCGATGTCGAGGGTGCTGCTATCCCAGACGGCGCCCCAGAACCACTGCGCATTCAATTCGTCGCCGAGGGTGCCAGCCACGCCGCGGATGTGCATGCGGGTGTTCGCCAAGATCGAGGTGCCGCCGCTCCAGCCGCCGCCGACGTAACCGCCATTGGTGTAGCCGGAGGCGCCGAGCGTCGCATAACTCGATCCGTTCAGAGTGACGTGCGTGCTGTCGGTGACTGTGACCGTCCAAGTGTTTTCAATGTCGTGAGCACCGGTCATGTTGTTGACCATCATGCTCGCGCCAGTAGTGATCCCCATTCCCGTCAACAGACCAGCGCCGAATTCCAGGCAGACCAGGCCGCCTACATTCGTGACGCCGTGAATGGCCAACATCCGCGCATATGTCGTGGCCGTGGCCGTGGACAGGCTGAGCCTGAACCCGCCGGATGGATTGGTCTGGATGTCAGTGACGGTCGCGCCGGCCGGCGGCGTGGACTCGACCATGGGGAACTGGCTGATCGAACTATCGCGGACCTCGATGCAGATCATGTCGCGATCCGCCATCATGATCTCTTGCACTTGCAGCGGCGCCGCGTTGACGGTGCCGGGGAAACTCGCGGCAATGGCGACGACCGCCGAGGCTGCGAACCCCTTCAGGAGAGAGCGGCGGGTGATGTTAAATTTTCCGCCGCGCGCTTGCCACTTCATGCTCTCTTGTGCTGGAGGCGCCGACCGGAAGCGCGCCATGAGCTTGAATCGAAGGTGCGCCGCCGCATCTTTTTCGAGTAGATCGTAAGTCTGTGTAGTCAGGTATCGTTGCTGCTCAAGGCTGTGCTTGAGTTTCCCGACAAGCCGATGATCATGAAATGACATTCTCGTAACCCCGATTAATTTGTGGCCCCCAATGGGGGCCGGCGGCGGCGATAAGCACGCGCCCCTTGCGCGCACCGCTAGGTTGTGATTGGCTTGGGAAATGCACACTACCGAAATGACCAGCGCACCTCACGATGACCGATCGAAGACGACGCGCTCAACCGTGCTCAAGCTGGCGCTGGCCATATATTTCCTGACCACCGTCCCGGCCGGATTTATGTTCGGTCTTTGGCTGTGCGGAGGATGACGCATGGTCACGGCCCCCATGTCGCAAATATGCCTACGGGATCAGTGCCTGCATCTTGGTCAGCAGTTAAAACAGTATTTCCTCCAGCAGTGAAATCAGCACACGCACCGCTGTGATAAGATATGTTTTCGATAAACTCGTCGAAGCTTTCAATCAGGTTCGTCCAGCCAAAACTTCCCCCAGGCTGTAGATAGGCACAGTACCCAATTGCAGCACCATTTGCCGGAATAGTCAGCGTCACCGAAATTGGGTCAGCAGTCGAAGAATCTGTATCACTAGCAGTCGAACTAGCCGCCCCAGTCATTGCCCAAATACCAATACCGCATCTCACGACTGCGGCGCCCGGCACCACAACAACATCACCGGTCGCTCCCGTTGGAACATCGGCGATAAACAACCCGACTCTATGATTTGTCCCGCCGACCGCCTGAATTACAGAGGTAGCGGTTACGCCCCCGATGGTGACGCTCGAAAATGTAGGCGAGCCATTTCGGACCACTGCACCGACTATGATCTTACGATCAGCCGAGGCAGTTCCGAACGAACGTCCGCTGAATGTGTATGAGGACGCATTCGTGATATCGATCGCATGATCGGTTGCAACAATTGCAACGGAACCGCCCCCTCCACCGCCGCCGGGCTTCTTGCCGGCACCGGTCTGCATCAGCTGCGCGGCCGCCGGCCGGATGATCGCCGGCGCAGCCGGAATGAATAGCGTTGCGGCGGCGCCGAGAAGAAACCGGCGCCGGGGGATCAGCAGCTTGGCCATCTGATTAAATCCTTCTCAGGGCGTCTTGAAGTAGTGGACCATCGCCTGCACGGGGACGCCGGCCGACGTGTTGATGCAAAGCGCATTGCTGGCCGCCGTCGCCAGGGCTGCCGGCGGCACATTGGGTTGCACTAAGCCGACCTGAGCGGTGAGCTGCCAAGCCGGGGTCATATTGGCGGCACCCGTCGCGCAGGCGGTGCCAGTGCCGTAGATGAGCTTCACATTGGCGGTGCCGCCAGACAGGATCGAAAGACCGCAGACATAAATCGTCTTGCCCGATGTCAGCGCGACAAGCTCCGTGGAGCCGTTGGTCGAGGCGTCATAGATCGCGGTGGCGTTGCAGGGTGACTGCACCGACAGCACGTTTGTCGTGCTCGGCACCCCCGGCGTCCCGACAGCCACAATCCCGGAGGTGAGATTCTGGTTGGTGCGCTTCTGCAAGGCGATCAGCGAGCAGGTGCCGTTGTCGCTGGCGCAAGCGGTATCGGCCTGGGCGCCGAGATCGACCATGGCGCCAGACGCGACAGCACCCGAGGCGATGCCACCCGACGCAATACCGCCCGAAGCCACGTTGACCTTGACCGCCGTGGCGTTCGCCCCGGTGTTCGCGACCGTGACCTGGATCGGATTGCTCGACGTGCCAACCTCCGTTCCCGATGAATTGATCAACACCTTGCCGAGGCAGGTCTTCGTGGTCTCGCATGTGAATCCCTTGAGCGTCGCGCCGGTACCGGGCGTGACCGCAAGGTCTTGTGCGTGCGCTGTCGCGGTCAGCGCCAACAGCAACGCGATGACGTAGCGGAAGTGCGTCATGGCTTTAGTCCTCCTTCTTGGATTCGGGGTCCGGCGCCGGGGGCGGCGGGGTTGGCTTATCTTGCGCGGCGATTTGCGCCTGCAATTGCTGGATCAGCACGGCGACGTCCTTGTAGGGAAGCTCGGCGAGCGCCCGACCGATCGTCTGCACTTGTGGCGAGGTCACGGTCAGCGTGAAGGTCTTCTCTTGCGCGAGCACCGGCCCACTGAGCAGCAGAGGCAGCACCACGAGCGCGACGCTTGTCACCTTGGTCGTTCTCATCAAAGTGCTCCGAGATACTGGCTGTTGCAGGGATCGGTGAAGTCGAGCGCGTTGCTGCAGGATGGCGGCGAGCCGTTCGACCCGCCTGGCCCGACTCCCAGGAGCAGCAATTGCGCCGATGCTCCGCACGCGGCGGCAATCAAGATGCCGGCCACGGCGATGACCTTGACGAACCGCGTCACGGTGTAGCCCTCACTTCGTGCTGTACGAGATGGTGACACCCGCAGCGGCGGACGAATTGTCGTTGTCCGCGATGCCGCCGGTCAGGCAGAGCCCGATGCCGTAGGCATAGAATTCACCGAACGGTCCAAGGGGGATCGCGATGCCGGCGCCACCGGTCGCGGCCGGTACGGCGTAGACTGCTACCGGCTCCACGCTATTGCAGGCCGGAGCCGTCGCGACGTCGTAGAACTTAAGGTAGTAGATCGTCGCCGTGGTGTTGATCACGACCAGCTTGCAAAGCGTGCCGGTCGAACCCTTGATGCTCTTCGCGTTCGTCGATGCCGTGCTCAAGTGTTTTCCCGGCGTGCAGCCGATGGAGGGCTGCACGACAAGGACCTGCGCCATTCCCACGTCGGCAAAGAGGATCGAACCGCAGGCCAGGATGGCCGCTCTTATTTTCCACATCAGATCGCTCCCAAGTATTGGCTGTTGCAGGCGGCGGTGAAGTCGAGGCTGTTCGAACACGATGGGTCGACTGGCGGCGATCCACCCGAGAAACCTTTGCTGCCGGTGACGATCCGGCGCTGCTGTGGCGTGATCGCGTCGGCGAGCTGCGCGCCCCAGATCGCCAGCATCGCGAGCACGGCGAGCGCCGCGATCAGTTTCATTCGCATGATGCGTCCGATCAGGGGATGACGATCAGCGTGAGGGTGCGGGGCGCGGCCTGGCTGACCGGCACGCCTGATGTGCCTGACCTGATCTTGATGAAGCGGTGGCCGATGAAGTCGGCCAGCGGCACAATGATGTCGCTGCTGGCTGCGGCCGTGACGACGTATTCGCTGCCGTCCGAGCCTACAGTCACGTTGTTGTAGGTCCCGCCCGAAGCGCTCGCCGCCTGGAACGTGAGGTTCGCCGCCGTCCAGCTCGACGGGATGATGACGCGGACAAGTTTGCGGCCGTTAAGGTCGATCTCGGACGTGATGCTATTCGTCGCCTGATCGATCACGGCGCTCTGCGGCTTCGGCATCGCGAGCAGGACGCGGAGCTGAGACTCGCTCGTCGTCCCGGCCGAGTTGCAGGGATAGTCCGCGGTGTCGTCGCAGGCGATGGCTGGCGCCGCCAGGGCGAACAGCGCGAACGCGACGCCGCAACCGGCGAGAAGGCGGCGGAAATTCTTCATGGTAGCCTCCGATGTCAGGCGAAATGCTTTGCGAGCCAAGTCGCAATCCCGCCCGCGATGGCGCCCGTGATCGCGCTGATCACGGAGTTGGCGCCGGCTTGGTGGGATTGCTTGATTTCGACGCGCGAAAGCCGTGTGTCGTGCCCGTCCATGCGTTCGGTGCCGCGCTCCATGCTCTCCTTGATCGAGTTCACCGTCCCTTCGATGTTGCCGAGGGCGCGGTTAATTTCGGCAAGTTGTACGTGGAGCTCGGACACGACGCGCTCACTCCTTGCTGAAGACGGACGTCTTGGTGACGACGCGCAGCGCGACGGTGAGCCCGCCCGAGATCATCAGCGCGGTGTTGCCGCTCACGTACTGCGTCCAGTCGACGCCAGCGAGGTACGAGAGACCGGGGACGCCAACGGCGATGGCGAGACCGGTCAGGATCGTGCGCCAGCCTTGAAGCTTCTGCATGTCAGTTCTCCTTGTCGCGAGGGGTTGTGTCCGGAAGCCGCCGGACGCGGGTCAGAGTAGAAGTGCGCCGAAGAGCAGGCCCGCGAGCGCGATGGCGCCGAAGATCCATGGCCACGACGGGACGTCGACCGGCTTCGGTGCCGGCTGCGCCGCGATGCTCACGTATTCGCCGTGGACGTAGCCGCGCTGTGCGGTGCGATGCACCTCGACATAGAGCCACCCGTCTTGCTCGCTGCGGATCACATCGACCTGCTCGCCCTTGCCGAGCTGGTCGACGACGGCGCCGGTCATGCGCGGGGTGTCGCGCAGGTTCAATCCGTCGGAAATGACGGTTCCGATCTGAGGCATGGCAAATCCTTTTTGGTTGGGGCTTAGCGCTTGGCGAGGCAGGCCCGCGCCTGCCGTTTCTGTTTTTCCGTAAGGCCACGGCGTTCGCCCTCGGCCTCGAGGTATTCCTTCGTAAACATGGCGGTCGCCCATCGGACCTTTGCGCAGGAGTACGGAAGGTCGAGCCCGTCATCGGCCGAGCGCGTTTGTGGCTTCGCTTGCGTCTTTCCTTGCGGCTTCGCCTTCGGCGTTGCCTTTGCCTTGGCCTTTGGCCTGGCCTTCGGCAGCGGCACACGCTGCGCGACCTCGGGCGCTTTCTGCGCCGCAGGCGGGATCGCATGGTGCCGCTCGGCTACGGGCTCCAGCTTCGGCCGCGACGGAGGGAGCGGGACCGCAACAGATGCCGGCGCCGGCTTGTGATGCGGCCAAAGCCATTGCCGCAGTCTGGTGACGGCCTGCTCGATCCTGATGTCGGTCGCTGCATCGGCGGCCGAGCACGCGCCCAGCAACAGCAGGGCCGCGACAAGCGCGGCGTGTCTCATCTCTTGGGCGGCGCCGCGGCGAACGCGCCAAGGAGCCTCAGGCCAAGGTTCACGGCCGCGCCCCACCCGCCGGTCATACCGACCAGGCCGGTGAGAATGGGCGCGGCGGTGGCGATTGTCCCAATTGTGGTCGGCGCCTCGCCCATGCCGCCGGGCGTCCCGACCACGCCGAGTATCTGCAGGAGCGTCGATGCCGCGAAGGCGAAGGCGCTGAGTTGCACGCTCGGCTTTTCCCGCGCCGGTGTCGGGAGCACGGGCGCCGACGGTGCGGGCGCGGTCTCAACAACGGCGGGCGGCGGCTCGGCCGGCGCCTGACGCCCGCCGAGCAGGATGCCAACGATCTGGGTCAGGACCGCAATGGCGCGCGGGTCGAGCCCTGTTGCAGTTGCGGCCGGCGTTGCCGAACTGGATTGCGTTTCAGCCATCAGTCTCTCCAGGGTTGGCCTTAACATCGCGAGGAGCGAGGCCAGGGCGTGCAGGGTTTGGGCGACGTCCGCGGCCGAGCTCGGCAGCGCGGCCGTGGGCGCTGGCGCGATTGGCGCGGCCGGGCTGTCCTTTTCGGCCAGGTCCGCCGCGATGTCAGGGCGCAATTGCGTGAGCCGCTTGATCACGGTCATCACGCCGATCTGCGGGTCGTCGAACAATTCGTCCCATTCGTGGTCGGCAACGTACTTGCCGGTCTGCTCGTGGTTCGAGCCGGCCCAGACATACGGGCTGTTGACGCCCTTGCCGACGTAGCCGATGCCGTTAAAAATCTCGGCGGTGTAGCCCATGTACGCGGCGGACCAGTCCTGAATGAGATCAAGGTCCTTCAGCTTAAGCGCGTCGACCGCCGACTCTTCCCAAGTGAACGGCGGCGATCCGGCCTTCGGATGGCCGGCCGGCACGTGCACCGTTCGGGCTGTGAGCGGGTCACCGTTGTGCAGGTGCGTCGCGAAGTTGCATGAACTTTCGCGCATGTGCAGCGCGCCAATGAGATACCAGGGCACGCCGGTCTTCGCCTGCACCGATTTGTAACGCTGCTCTGCCGCAATGATCTTGCTCGCAAAGCGATCGGCGTTAGCGGCATCGTCGCCGCCTTTGATTGTGATGCTGCGCCACAGGTTCGCGTAGCCACGGGCGGTGGCTTCGAACGTCCAGCTGGTCATGAGTGTCCTCGATCGATCAGGAGTTGGGAGGCGGCCCGATCAGGCAGCGGGTCTTGCCGGCATTCTCGCCATGCATGAACCGGCAGCGCCACCACAGGCCGTCCTGCGACTTCCAGATCACGCGCTCTTTCGCGATGACCTCTCTAGTCTCCGCGATGAAGTAGCCGTCTTGCTGTTCGGCAACGCCGCCGGCCGGCACCGCTTCGCAATCCATGTCGTTGCAGCACCACTGCCCGCTCATCGGATCGGTCAGCCGGAGCTGGTTGATCCACGAATCATGGGCAAGCGCGGACGATGTAAGCAGCACGCTCGCGAAAACGATCAAGCGCATGACGGGGTCCTAATAGATCAGGCCGGAGAGCGAGAACTGATGATCGGTGCCCGCTGCCCGCCAAGTTCCGGTGCCCGAGACAACGCGACCAAAAATGGTGGCGTAGTGATAGTCTTCCGACAGGTTGGTCTTCGCGATGGCGCTGTGGCCGCTGCCATTGTAGTTGGCGGCGCCGAACGTGAACGCGACGCCGGACAGAATTTCGCCGGCGCCATCGAACGCGATGCGGCTGAACATCGTAAAAACGCCGTCGCCCTGCAGCGCGCCACAGGCCTGCACCTGCCAGGTCTCGCCCGCCCAAAGCAATGCCTCCAGCCTGATCTCGGTGTTGATCTCGGTGAAGCTGGTCCCGGCCGTGCTGCGGTCGGTCGCGAAGTTGTTGAGCTGGCCCGCAACCGTCGGATTGAACCAGGAGCGCACGAAGCGCTGCGCCATGGTGTCCTGCCAAGCCGGGCCGGTGATGATACGGCCCTGCCCGACCAGCACGCGGGTGGCGTCGCCGGTCTTGATCTTGTTGCCCCAGGTCGCGTCGACCACAGGAGCGGTTGTCGAAGCCTCCAGTGACGTGACGACGCCCGCGGTGGCGACGGCATAGATGTAGTAGCGCGTGCCCGGCGTCAGGCTGGTCGCGGCCAGCGTCACGCCCGCCATCGGGACCGTGCACAAGACGCCGTTGATAAGCAGGAAGTGGCCGTTCTTCGGCAGCAGGATCAGGTTCGCCCCCGACTTCTGCAGCATACATTGACCGAACGCGGCGTGAAGGCTGAGCAGGCGCTCGATCCCGTCATCCGCCTTCGAGTAGTAGAGCCCGTCGGCCTTCGGATAGATCGCGACCTTGTTGGCCGGCGGCGTAGCGGGTGCCGCCATCTCGGTCATTCGCACCGAGCCATCATCTTCGAGGGTCGGTATCGACCCCTGCACCTGCGTGCCGCCGACGCCGTCGGTGCGGACGATCACGTTGTCGGTCGCGCCGACGTTGCCTGAGACCGTTCCGGCGTCGCCCGTGCGGGTGAACGCGAAGATAACGCTGTCGCCGTTTTGAAACGGGCTCGCCGTGCTCGACCCCGTGACCGTGACGACGAGCTTGCGATAGCCGGCCGCGTTCGTGACAGCCGAGAGCGTACCGACGAGACGCTTCGAAGACTCGCCGATCTTGAACAGGCTCCATTGCCCCTTGACGGCCGCCGAGCTGTCGTCGAGGGAGTCGAGCGCCGTGGTCCAGGTCATCCCTGCGGTGTCGGCGAGGTCGACAAACAACGTCGTCGCTACATTCTGCGCCGCATTGTTGAAGCGCAACTTTCCGTTGCCGGGGTCGGCATCGGCGATCGACGACAGGTCAACAGTGTAATTGATCGAATAGCCGGCGCCGGCCTGGCTGATCGAGTTGATCAACGCTTGCAGCGTCATGCGGTTGTAGATGCCGGTCTGGGTATTGCGAACCCAGACTTCGACATTCGCGCCATCGCTCACGGCCGCGAGCTGGATCAGATCTTCCCATTTCGGCTGGATGATCCAATAGCCGTTGACCTTCACCACCGTAATGCCGCCCGCACCGACGGCCCGGCTTGGGAACCTCGACAGCACCTGAAGCTTGAGCGCGGAGCGCGACGAAATGGCCATCAGGTCACGATCCCTTCGAGCACCGGCACGGTGCCGATGATGAGTTGCACAACTTCGCCATCGTCCTCGAGCGTGAGCCCGACCTGATAGGTCTTGGCCGCAAGCGCGCGCATTTGGTCCTTGGTGAAGGTCCATTCGAGGACGCCGGTCTCGACCAGCACGACCTGACCGCCGGTGAGCGTGGCTGTCAGGACCGGTGTGGGATTGGTCCCGAAGCAATAGTCGGATGGCCGCGAGTTCGTGTCGCGGACGGTGATCGTGATCTCATCCGCGCTCGAAAGATCGATCGCCTCGCCAGTCTCGCCATCGGTGACCGACAGCGCTTCCGTCCAGGTCGCCTTGTTCGAAATTGGGAGAAGCGGTCCGATCAACACGTCAGAGCCTCATGTACCAGGTGCCGAGGAAGAACGGCGGCATCTTGTTGACCGGCGTTCCCGATCCGCCCAACGGCACGTTGCCGCCGAAGGTCGCACTGAGCGTGCCGGTGCTACCGTCGGAAGTGACCACGCGCGTTGCACCGCCGCCGGGCAGGTTGATGTTGCCCACGTAGTTCAATTTCTCGAGCGTGAAATTGCCTGCCGTTATGTTGATGGTCAGGCTGCCGGCACTCAGCGTCACGTTCGGCAAATTGGGCTGCCCCAGGGGCACGTCGTCGTCGCCGCCGGACGATCCGCCTTTCGTCGGCAGCCCGGTGATGACATAGGCCGTGGCGATCCGCGCCGAGTCCGGCGCGCCCATGTCGGTCACGCCGAAGAAGGCGCGGCCCTTCGCGTCGATCAGCGTGAGCTTCTTATTGGCGGCCCAGTCGGCGGCGGCATTCGCGCCGCGACCGTCGACTACTGGGCAGATCGTGTCGTCGAAGTTTTGGTAGCAATGCAGGAACAACTGCTCGCAATCGCTGTTCGCGCGCTCAGACGCGCCCGAGTTGGCCGAACCGATCGTCAAGCCATTGAGGCGGACCCAGCCGCTCTTGATCCCGCCCGCCGGTCGACACAGCACGTCGCCCGTCGTAAGGGTCGAATTCGGATCGACCGTCGATCCCCCGCCGCCACCGCCCGATGAAGGTCCGATCGACGGCACCTGGAGCAGATCGAAGCCGCCGTTCGACGTGTCGCCTGTTTCATCCGTGAGAATGAGCCGATAGGTGCCGTCGGCGACATAGAACAACGGGATGCGACCGCTATCGTCGGCGGTGAGCGGGTTCTGCGCTGTGATCAGCAGGTTGATGTCCTGGAACGTCTCGGCGAAGTCGCCGATGACGCCGCCCGCATAGACGGAGAGCTTCCCGCCCTTGAGCGGCCGGCCATCCAGATCTTGCTGCTGGGTGTTGCACACACCCGGGAACGTTCCAGCCATTCTGTCCTCAAAACGAAAGGGCGGCCCGTGGACCGCCCTTGAAGGGAATTCACCCGTTGCGAGAGATCGCCGGGGCGCCTATCTTGGATGTACCGATCCGAGGGAACGCCTCATGGGCTGGTACATCCTGCAAGTCCTGGTCGCTGTTGCGATGCTGGTCGCTTTCGTCGAGCTCCGCTGGACGTCCAGCGCCGAGGTCGCGACCGTCGCATCAATTGCCGTCACCTTTGCCGTCACCTTTCTGCTGTCCCGTCTGATCGACTTTGGCCGGCGTATCGCCGTGCGTTGCAGCTTTGTTGGCCATCAACACCAGGCGGGCGGCGACGGCTTGAGCCTCCCGGGAACCTTGGGGCATGGTCGCTATTTGCCGGAACCGGTTCGCCGCCTCAGGGCTCGTCAGCAGGGTCGCGATTTCGTGCGCGCCCTTCCCCAGCCGCCAGCGCTCTAGTGTGTCCTTGACCTTGGTCGGCAGCTTGATGCCGCCGGTCGCGACCGCAGTCCCAGCCTCCTGAACCGGCGTGCCGCGGCGCAAGTCCGCCAGCACTTCGGTATTGAACGCCGTCTGCGATCCGATCTTCTGGCGCGTGCCTTGCGCCTCGACGAATTGCAGGAAGCGATCGAGGCCGGTCCAGACATGGTCGCCATTGGGCAGCGTACGCACGGCCGCCTCGAGATTCGCCGCCTGTTGCGGGTTGCCGCGGATGACGGCCGCGAACTTCGCCCCGCCGAACTGGTTGGGGCCGCTCACAAGGTTCTGCGTCGCCTCGTTGAACACGCTCTCGACGTAAGCGCGCACCAATTCGCGAGCGGCGGCCGGCCTGCGCCGAGCCAGCGCGGTCACCGCCGTGGTGATTTCATCGGCGCTGTTCGGCAGCGGGTTTGCCGGGAACAGCGCTTCGATCGCGGCCTTCGTGGTCGTGTCCTTCGACGCTATCTTGCCGAGCGGACCGTCGAGCAGCGGCTGCAGGAATCGCTCCCGGCCAAGCCTCTCGATGTCGAGCGCGGTCTCGTAGTCGCGCGAAGCACGCACGCCGGCATCGCGCACCACCGTGGCGTCTGAGCCAAGGCCCGACGACACCTGCATGTTGCGCTGCGCGTTGACCGGTGCCGACGCGTTCTCGGCCATCTGGTTGAGTTGCTTCTTCACCTCATTCAGAAAGCCGACGCTGTCCTCCGGCAGGCCCTGGACGTAGCGCGCGAGCTGCGGGTTGTCCTGCACCGTAGCGCGCGCCTCATCGTAGCCGGGCAGCGCCCGGACCCGCTGCATCTCCTGTTGTGAGAGCCGGACCAGCGCGGCGCGATCGTAGTGTGGCTCCGCGACGGTATTGATCGCCTGGCGGACGCCGGTGACCTCCTCCTCCGCCGCTCGGCCGACAGCGGGCCCGATCGAGGACGGAGCATTGGTCGCTGGCGCCACCTCATCGAACGCGCTACGGCCGGCCGCCTCGACCTGGCCGGCGCGCTGCGCAAAGAATGGCTTGAGCTCGCCCGCACCCTCGACCACGCGCTGGAGGTCGGAAAGCTTGGTCGCGCCGTTAGAGACGTAGTCGATCGCTTCCGCACGCGTGATCGGCACGCGCGCTATGCGGGCCTCCTGAAACAGGTTCTCGGCCGTGTCCAGCATCGCATTGTCGACATGCTCGGGCATCGCGGACCGAACAGCCGACGTCGCGCTCTTCGGCCGCGCGACCATCGCGGCGCCGCCGCCGGTCAGCACCGCAGCTGCGGGCCGGACATACGGCTCGGCCGCGGGCGCGACTTTCTGCGCCGCCTGGCCGGCCGCTTCGGAAGCGACACCGGGCAGGAGCGCAAACTTCAAGAACCGACCGAGCGCGCCGCCACCGCCGGGCAACATGGCGCCCGCCGTGAATTCGCCGACGGTCTCGCCGTAGTGGCCGAGCGTCGACTTCGGCTTGTAGAACTCGCCGGTGTGCTCCTCGATCTTGCCCTGGATCTCGGCCGAGGTCGGCGGCGCTCTGCCGACCACCTTGGACGCGGCGAACAAGGGCGCGAGATGAGGAACGTTCCGCAGGCTCTCGACGATGACCTGCTTGATCCGCGCCTGCGTATCGCCGTTGCCTTTGTCCCCGGCGATCAGCGAAGACAAATTGCGATCTTGCTTGATGTGCGGGGCAAGAGTGGCCGCGAGCTTGTCGATGCCGGCGTCCGCGACTTGGGCGATGTCGCCGGCCATGCCGGCGATGCCGATCGCGCCTTTCACGCCGCCGATCCCAACCGACTTGGCGGTGTCGATCGTGATGTCACCGGCGCTCATGTCCTGGCCAGTCGCGGCCGGCGCTGCTGGAGCGGCAACCGGAAGCGCGCCCCATGCCGCCGGCCCGTCTGCCGCAGCCGGGCGCCCTGCGGGCGCGGGCGCCGTGACGCGCTCGGCGCCCCAGTCAGCGGGGTTTACTCCGGCTTGCGCCATGGCTGTCCATCAGCGCCGATGAAGCGCTTGCCCGGTTCGAGTTTGTCGTAATCCGCCTTGTTGTTGACGCGCGGCAGGCCGGCGTTCGCGGGATCTTGCTGTACGCGGAACGTGTTGAAGGCGGCCATCGGATTTTCCAGCGCTCGCATCTCTCTGATCGCTTGCGCAGGCGTGATGTCTTTGTTGAGCACGCGAGCGGCGATGTCGGCGCGACCTTCGTGGCTGCGGGCGAGCGCCTCGATGGTGTTGAGGATGATCTCGTTACCGCCTGGCGTGTTCATGAGCGACGGCAACGACGCCTTGAACATCTTGGCGTCGAAGTCCGAGGTCGCGCCCGTGCCGGGGACGCGTTGGGCCGGCGTCAACTTGTTGATCAGCGCGTCCATTGCTTCGATGTCGCTGATCCCTTCCGTCTTCACGCCGACCTGGCCGAGATATTTCTTGATGACCGCGGCCGCGCCGGTATCGATCTTGCCACCGAGCCGGCGCAATTCCCCAACCAGGCCGATGTTCTCGCTGGCCTGGATGCCGTCCTCGAGCACCTTGGCCCAAAGGTCTGCCTGCTTACCTCCGGCGTGTTTCGCGAACTCGGTTTCCTGTTTCTGGTCGATGCTGACCTGGGTGGCGCCGGCCTTCTTGCGATCCGAGTCCCACTCGCTGAAGGTCCGCGTCTCGCCCTGCGTCCGGGAGTAGAGGTACATCTTCACCGGGTTGGGCAACCGGAACATATCGAACGAGAGCGGCTGGCGACCGGCGGCCTGCTCTTGCTGCACATACGCCTGATAGTTCTTCATGTCGGGCGTCGGCTCCGACACTTTTTGCATCGCGTCCGCGACCGTCGAGGCGGTCTTCTCGGCCGCCTCCTTGGTGTTGGGCGGAATGCCGGGACTGGCCGCGACGCCGCGCAGATAGCGCATGTAGGCGCCCGGCGCGTCGGGCCCGAACTTGTCGACCCACGGCTTCGGCACGATGCCGCCAAGGCTCGGATCGCCGATGCTCGCCGGGCCCCGTCCTGGTCCTTGCGGACCTGGCGCGGCGGCAGGAATTGCGCCGGCCGGCGCGGCCGTGGGCGCCGCTGGCGCGCCCGGCGCACCGGGCGTTGCAGCCGGAGCCGCGTTCGTTGCGGGCGCCGGGGCGGTGGTGGCGGGTTGACCGCCGCCCTGCCCTCGCTCCGCGAGAACCTGGCGCTCGAGCTGCGCGGCCTGCGTCAGGCTCAAGGGCTGGTTCGGGTCGACACCGAGCTTCGCGGCGGCCGCATTGATCGCCGGCCCCGCCAATTCCTCCGGCATGTACTTGGTGACGACGCTCGCCACCGTGTTGAGGCCGTTGTCGCCGCCACGGTAGCCGTTGGTGGGCGTCTTCGCGCTCGCCGGTGTCGCGCCAGGCGTCGAGGCCCCGACCGGGAAGGCGGGCCGCGGCGCCGGTTGTGCCGCGCCTGCCGGCGCCGGCAGGCTTGCGGGCGTTGCGCTGGTCGCCGAACCAGGCGAGCCCGGCAAGGATCCGGTGCCGATCACGCCAGCGGCCTCCCGGCCGGCCGCCATCCCGGAGCGCTGGATGTCGAGATTGGACAGATTGGTGCCAGTGCCGAAGTCGCCGAGACGATAGAGCCGATCGGCCATCGCAGCATAGTCAGGCTGGCCGGCCGCGTTCTTCGGCACGCCCTCCTTGAAGGCGTTCTGCTTCTCCAGCTCGCGCTGTTGCTGCTGGTCGCCGAACGCGCTGGTGCGGCCTTCGAAGTACCGATCGCCCAGCCGCGACAACGGCGTGAAGTCAAGCAGAGGCGCCGCGTAATTAGCACCGCCTGGTCCGTTGACGATGAACGGGTACGCCACTAGACGAACTCCGCGAGCTTCGATGCAAACTCTGTCGCGCGCCGATAGTCGACGGCCTTGAAGCCGGCGATGTCGGCGACGGCGTCGGGCTCGACGTCCTCCACCTGCTGGGCAATGAGGCCGATGTGCGTGGTGTTCGGATCATCGACGTATTTGTAGCGATAGATCTCTTGCCCGTCGTAGAGCTTGCCGACCGGTTCGATATCCGTCTTCAGGTCTTCATCCGAGAAGATGAAGGAGCCGAGCGTGGTCGCGATGTCGCCAAGGCCGGACATGGCCGACGATCCGGCCTTGCTGCCGAGCGTGTTGCTGCCAAGCCCCGCGATGCTCTGACCGAAGTTGAGCAGGTTGGCGCTGGCATTGTTGCCGGCGAGCGCCGCGTTCGCCGCGGCGGCGCCCTTCTGCACTTCGGTCGAATATCCGAGCTCCGATTGCTTCCCGAAGATCCCGCTCTGCAGGTTGGCCAGGTTCGAATACATGCCTCCGATGCCGCCCGCGGCCGCGTTCGATTGCTGCAGGAAGGGCATGAGATTCTGGCCGTATTGATCCCACCGCTGGTTGGCCATGCCCTGGCCGTAGTTCAGCAGGTCGATGTTGGTCCCGCCCGACGCGAGCTGTCCCGTACGCGATTGGTTGCGCAGGATGTTTTCGTTGCCCTGGTTGAGCGCAAATTGGTAGCCGGGCCCGGCCTGGAAATTCTGAAGAGCGCGCGTGTTGCCTTCGGTGCCGTTCGCTCCGGCGAAGTCGGCATAGGCCTGCTGGCCCTGGTTGGCGGTGGTGTAATTCGTCAAGAACGGCTGCAGGCCCGCCGTCAGGCTATTGGTGCCGTACTCCAGCCCCTTGTTGAGATAGGCCGAGCCGATGTCCTTGCCTTTGTCGAGCGCGGCCGTCTGCAGCACTGCGGCCTTGTCGGCGTTCTTGGTCGTGAATGCGTCGAAGATGCCCATGTCACGTCAACCTGATCTGCACGGCGTTGCCGTTTCGGTACAAGCCATTGATCGCGACGCCCGCCGCGGCCGCGGCGATATCGTTGGCCGCGTTGGTCAACGGACCGATTTGGTTTGCGTTGAGCAGCCGCACCACGGCGTCGAGCGACAGCAGGTAGCGGGCAAAGTCGAGCTGCGCTGGCGTGTTGCCGACGATCGGCTGTACCTGCGAATAGCTCCGAAGCACTTTGTCCGTCATGGCGCTCTCGCGTTGATGCTTTGCGTACCGCCCATCAGCGCGGCATAGACGTCATCGGAGACGTCGAGGCGCCAGCGGTGGCCGATCGGCTCCGCCTGGCCGGCATTGGTGACGAACACGCGGCGGCGGCCTTGCGCTTGCTCGCCAAGCTCGCGCAACAGCGCGTTGCCCCAATGGACGCCGCCGTCGCGAGACCACGATACGGCCACGCGCGGATTTCGTTGCGAGGCCGTGCCCGACGCCTTGCCGACGCCGGCTACGAAATTGAAGTCGGCGCGCGCGACGCGCTGCCGCACCGGGAAGCCCTGGACGAGCCCGCTTTCCAACCGCATGCGCAGCGGGCTTCCGAGCTCATTGAACACGGTGTCGTCGATCGCGGCGAGGTTGCCGGTCTGCAGATCGCCGGCAATCCACTTGCCGAAGGCATTGAGGCCGCCGGTTGCGCGCCAGCGAGTGAACAGGCCCGCGCTGAAGCTGTCGCGCTCGTTCCACTTCTCGGTCGAGAGGTTGAATTCCCACGACCAGGTCGGCGCCGAGAGTGCCCAGAACAAATGCCCGGCGTGAACGTAGCAAGAGGCCTCGATGCCGTCCGGATTGGTCTTGCCGGTCGCTGCGATGAGTCGATCAAGATCGGGTGGCGAGACCTTTTCGGGCTCGAGCCCGTTGAGCCGATAGACCGCGAAGTCGTCGCCGACCCAGTGCGGCCGCGCGAAGCCGTCTTCCCACCCCGCAATCGCGTTGCGGCCCAGCAGCCCGCGATCGATCACCTTGAGCCGGCTGTAGGGGAACTTCGGCGCCGTCTCGGCGGTGTTGTGATAGACCTCGATCGACTTCTGCTTCAAGAACAGCGCAACGCCCAGATAGGGCACGCCGCGCAACAGCGTGTCGTTGCCGCGGCTGCGGATCGTGGTGAAGGTCTGAGTGTTGACGGTGACCGAATTCGGCCCCGCCGCGAAGGCCCGGCCGTCCGCGATCGTCCAGAAGAAATAGTCGTCCTGGCCGAAGACGGAATTCGGCACCGGCAGGTTGCCGCCGCCGTTGAACGTCGTGACGCTTCCGGTCGTGACGGCGAAAGCGCCATTGTCCGGGTCCACGCACTGGATCTCCGGTGTCGGCGTCGTGTTGTTGCGCGCGAACGTGACACGCTTGGTGCCCGGCAGGTTGCCGACCACCGTGACGACACCCGCGTTGTCGACGGTGACGAGCTTTCCCGAGAAGGCCGCAAAGACGAGATTGTTGACCAGGATGCCACCGCGAAAGCCGGTCTGTCCGGACGTCGCGAACAGCGCGAGGCCTGGCGAGCGCCGCCACACCACGGATTTGCCTTCACTGTCCTTCGGCGCTGCGTCGCCAAGCGGCTCGGTGTAGCAATTGATCAGCCGACCGCCCGATTCCTGGGCGCTCGCCCCCGGCGCGCTCGACAACGCAAACGGGATCGGAACCGTGGGACGCATCAGAAATACTCAACCACAAGCCGCTCGTAAGTCGGCCGGCCGCTGTTCATGACCTTTAGCTTGCCGATCCCGTCATCACTCTGGATGCGCAGCTTGTCTTCTTCTTCACCGGCGACGCCGAACGCGCCACGGCACTCGAAGGCCACCATCGCGGCCAAGGAATTGAACCATTCCTCCGGGATTGCCTCGATGTCGGCGATATAGACGATTTCGCGCCGGGCAACCTCGGCCATCAAACCGAGGAGCTTGCTGTTGACGCGGTTGCTGTCCTCGATCTCGACCGTTTGGCCAGCCGCCGCCACGCCGAGCCTCTCCAAGACGTCGAGGACGAGCTCGGCGCGCGTGCGGGTGGTGGCCATGGGTCAATCCAGTTGAGCGGCTTCGGGTTACCCCTGGTCCGCGCCTTCCTTCTCGGCCTTGCGCAGCGCCTCAATCTTCGGATTGAAGAACGGTGCGATGTAGTCGAGGTCATCGGAGCCCACGCCGATCACCTGACGCATCGCTTCGTCGCCGTTCCACCATTCCTGCATGTCTTCGCTGTCGTCGGCAGCGTTGATGTACGCGAGCGCGTAGGCA